TGCTGGGTTGGATGTATATGAAGACCCTATTAAAGGCAGAACATATGTATGTACAGTTGATGTGGCTCGTGGTGTATCAAAAGATTATTCAGCATTTATTATATTAGATGTAACTAAAATGCCATATAGAGTTGTTGCAAAGTATCGTAACAATGATATTAAACCTTTATTATTTCCACACACCATTGACCAAGTATGTAAGGCATATAATAAGGCACATATCTTAGTAGAAACAAATGATTTAGGTCAACAAATTGCTGAAGCATTACAATTTGAATTAGAATACGATAACTTGTTAATGACTACACAAAGAGGCAGAGCAGGCCAGATATTAGGTGCTATGTTCTCAGGTAGAGGTTCAGGTTTTGGTGTTAAGATGACCAAACAAATTAAGAAGATTGGTTGTTCTAATATTAAGACACTTGTTGAATCTGATAAAATTATAATTAATGATTTTAATATCATTGAAGAGATGTCAACATTTGTTAGAAGAGGGCAAAGTTGGCAAGCTGACGAAGGAAATACAGACGATTTAATTATGTGTTTAGTTATTTTTGGCTGGTTATCTAATCAACCTTTCTTTAAAGAGATGACAGATACCAATGCTAGAAGACAACTATATGAAGAACAACAACACTTAATTGAACAAGATATGGCACCATTCGGTTTTGTAGATGACGGCACTCCAGACCACGAAAAAGTAGAGGTTGATGAGTACGGAACTGTTTGGCATCCAGTTGTTCGTAAGGGATTATAGTGTAATTTGTATATATTATAAATATCTGTACAAGGTTGAACTTTGACTATGGGCGTATGAATAATACGAAATATTGATAAGATTAAAAATGAGTAAAATAATTAGCTAATTAAAGGAGAAAACCTAATGGCATTTCAAGTATCACCAGGTGTTCTCGTACAGGAAAAAGACCTAACTAGAATCATACCTGCCGTTTCTACATCTATCGGTGCAGTTGCTGGACAGTTTACTAAAGGACCTTTAGACCAGGTTGTTAGTATTTCTAGTGAGCAAGAATTAGTAAGCACTTTTGGTAAGCCTAACTCAACGAACTTTGAATCGTTTTTTAGCGCTGCTAACTTCTTACAATATTCTAACTCTCTAAGGGTTGTTCGTGTACAGAATACATCTGTATCAAACGCTACGGAATCAGGAAGTACCGTAGTGATTAAGAATACTCAGGATTACCAAGATAATTATTCTGCTGGACAAGGCTCTGTAGGATTATGGGCAGCTAGAACAGCTGGTGCATGGGGAAACAATCTAAAGATTGAATCATGTCCATCTGCTACTGCTTATGAAGAAACAGCTAAAACAACTATCGCTGACGCCGCTATGGCAGTTGGTGACACTGTTGTTACTGTTTCATCTGGAACAGGCTTTAACGCAGGAGATATTGTTAACTTTGGTGACCAATACGAGTACAGAATTATTAGTGTAGCAACTAATGATTTAACAATTGTTAGAAAAGAAGAACCAGCTTATTACACAGCGTCAGACTCTTCTGGTTTACATTCAGCCCCTACAAACGGTGCTAATGTAAGAAGAAGATGGAGACATTACGACTTGTTTGATAAAGCACCAGGAACTTCACCATATGCATCAGCAAGAGGTGGTTCAGGTGATGAAATTCATATCGTAGTTATTGACGAAGACGGTGGTATCACTGGAACTAAGGGTGATGTTTTAGAAACTTATGACGCAGTTTCAAAAGCTTCAGACGCTAAAACACCTCAAGGTGACAGTAACTATTATCCAAATGTAATTTACAATAAGTCAAGTTACATTTATTGGATGGACCACAACTCAAGCGGTTCAAACTGGGGCTCAGCTGCTTCAGGAACTACATTTACTGCTGTAACAACAGTGAGTGCTGTATCGTTAGCAAACGGTTCAGACGGTTCTACTGCTACAACTGGACAAAAGAAAACAGCGTATGAGAAATTCCAAGACGCTGAAACAGTTGATGTAGGATTAATCATTGCTGGTGACGGTGACGCAACTCATATTGACAACTTAATTACAATTGCAGAAAATAGAAAAGACGCAGTTGTATTCGCTTCTCCAGAAAGAAGTGATGTTGTTGGTGTTGCTGACGCAAATACACAAAAAGATAATGTGATTGGATTCTTTAACGGAATTCGTTCATCTTCTTATGTTGTGTTTGACAGTGGTTACAAATATATGTACGACAGATATAATGATGTTTACAGATATGTACCGTTAAACGGTGACATGGCTGGTTTAGCTGCTAGAACAGATTTAGTAGCAGACGCTTGGTACTCACCAGCAGGCTTTAACAGAGGTATTGTTAGAGGCGCTGTGAAACTTGCGTTTAATCCACAAAAGACACATAGAGATGAATTATACAGAGCTAGAGTAAATCCTGTGGCAACATTCCCAGGACAAGGTACTGTATTATTCGGTGACAAAACTGGATTATCGGCACCTTCAGCATTTGATAGAATCAATGTTAGAAGACTGTTCATCACTTTAGAGAAGGCAATTTCAACTGCTTCTAAATTCCAATTGTTTGAATTCAATGATGAATTTACAAGAGCGAACTTTAGAAACATTGTAGAGCCTTTCCTAAGAGAAGTACAAGGTCGTAGAGGTATCACAGACTTTTTAGTAGTGTGTGATGAAACAAACAACACAGGCGAAGTAATTGATAGAAATGAATTTATTGCAGAAATTTTCATTAAACCTGCAAGATCAATCAACTTTATCACATTACAATTCATCGCTACCAGAACTGGCGTCAGCTTTGACGAAGTTGCAGGTTAATAGGTAAAGGAGAAATAAAATGCCAAACATTAATGACTTCAAAGCCAAACTTGCAGGCGGCGGCGCTAGAGCCAATCAGTTTAAGGTTACAATGCCTTTTCCTGGTTACGCACAAGTTGGTGGAGAAATAGAAGACCTAGCATTCTTATGTAGAGCAACATCATTACCAGGTATGACTGTACCTAGTTTTAATGTACCTTTTAGAGGTAGAGCTATTAAGATTGCTGGTGATAGAACAATTGAAGATTGGTCTGTTACTGTTTACAACGACACAGATTTCAAACTAAGAAATGCGTTTGAAAGATGGTCTAATGGTATCAATAACTTAACAGATAACGAAGGCTTGACAAATCCAGCGGATTATCAAGTTGACGCATTTGTAGACCAGTTAGATAGAAACGGTGCAACGATTAAGTCATACACTTTAAGAGGTGTATTTCCTACAACGATTGCTCCCATTGAGTTGAGTTATGACGAAGCAACAGCGATTGAAGAATTTTCTGTTACTTTTGCATATCAATACTTTGAAAGTAACACTACTACTTAATACATAAATAGTAGAAAACACAAAGGAATAATATTATGGCGCAGTTATTTGGATTTTCTATCACACGGTTGCCAAAACAACCGGATCCAAAACAAAGCTTTACACAGCCACAAGCGGATGACGGTACTACTACCGTCGCCGCCGGTGGTTATTTTGGTCAGTACCTTGACATGGAAGGTACTGCCAAAACTGAGCAAGATTTAATCCGAAGATATAGAGAAATTGCTTTACATCCAGAATGTGATATGGCAATTGAGGACATTATTAACGAAGCTGTTGTTGCTAATGAACTTAAAGATGCTGTAAAACTAAACTTGGATAATCTTCCGTTCGGTAGTGAAGTTAGAAGAAAGATAGAAGACGAATTTAAAGAAATATTAAGATTATTAAATTTTAATACCAAAGGACACGATATCTTTAGAAGATGGTATGTTGATGGTAGAATTTATTATCATAAAGTTATTGATAGAGAATCACCAAGAAAAGGTATCACAGAATTAAGATATATTGACCCTCGTAAAATTAAGAAGATACGAGAAGTAAGAAAGAGAAGACCTGAAGGTGTATATGGTCCTGCTGGATTAACAGTAATGGACGAGTTTGAAGAATACTATTTGTTTAACGAAAAAGGTATAACAAACACTACATCTGGCGGTATCAAAATTGCACCAGACACAATCTCATTTGTGCCATCTGGTATGATTGACCAAAATAAAAATATGGTCTTGTCTTATTTACATAAGGCAATTAAACCTGTCAATCAATTAAGAATGATTGAAGACGCTGCTGTTATTTACAGAATCGCAAGAGCGCCTGAAAGAAGAATTTTTAAAATTGATGTAGGTAATTTACCTAAAGTTAAGGCTGAACAATACCTTAGAGATGTTATGGCAAGATATAGAAACAAACTTGTCTATGACGCTTCTACTGGAGAAATTAGAGATGACAGAAACTATATGTCTATGTTGGAAGATTTCTGGTTACCAAGTAGAGAAGGTGGTAGAGGTACTGATATTTCAACTTTACCAGGCGGTCAGAACTTAGGTGAAATCACAGACATAGAATACTTTAGAGCAAAACTGTATAGAAGTTTAAATGTTCCTGTAAGTAGATTAGAAGCTAGTCAAGGTTTTAATCTTGGCCGAGCACAAGAAATTACAAGAGATGAACTTAAATTTACAAAGTTTGTTCAAAGATTAAGAAAGAAGTTTACAGAATTATTTAACGATATTCTAAGAACTCAATTGGTCTTAAAAGCTGTTATTACAGATGAAGACTGGCATATTGTAAGAGATACTTTAATGTATGATTTCTTACAAGATGGTCACTTTGCTGAATTAAAAGAAAGTGAAATGCTAATGGAAAGATTAAGATTAGCAAATGAAGTTAGAGATTATGTTGGTAAATATTTTTCTGTAGAATATGTTAGAAAGAATATCTTAAAACAATCTGAAAGAGATATGGAAGATATTGATAGACAAATTAAGAAAGAAATTGACCAAGGTATTATATCAGCACCATCGGAAGATATTCCTGGTACTGGTGGAAATTTATAGGAGATAAAAAATGAGTGAACAAGTAAAAGGTTTTATAGACCATTTGTCAAACGGTGCAAACGCTGAAGCTGGCGAGGCATTTAAAGACGCATTAAGAGATAAAGTAGCGGCTAGTTTAGACGCACAAAGAGTTGAAGTTGCTAAAAATATATTTAATGGAACACCTGAAGTACATTTTAGTGACCCTAAACCAGAATATGCTGGTGTGTCTGATAGAACTGACCAAGTTTTTGATGACCAAGGTCAGCAGATTACTTTTGAACCTAATCAACCAACTGAAACCGAAACACAGGCGCCAGTGGAGAATGAAGTTAAGTAATTTGATGTCAACAAATGACACTAATGCTTTTAATGAATTACCACCTTTTCATAAAGAGGTTGTAAATGATTTTTATAAAGTATTAGAAAAAGAAGACGGTAATATAATTGATAGAGTTGAAACTGCTATTGACATAGTATCAGATTTCCATGATGTTAATACAGAAATTCTATACAATTATATAGAAAAAGAAACGGGAGTATAAACATGGCTTGGGTAAATGTTCCAGGTTCTGATGGTATTTGGGAGTATGATAACGCCGCTACAATAAGCGACACATATCCTGATTCAACTGATGGTGCAAATTCAACTATCTCAGCTGGTGTTAGAACTTATACAAAACCAGGTACTAGTGAAACATTGCAATGTTATATTAGATGTAGAACAGTTGCAGATTCAGTTGAAAGAGGAGAGTTATACAAAGGATATTATGACCAACAATTTTCATCTGGTGGTGGATTAGATACTATTG